GCCCTACCGCACTTATTCCAGCCTCCGCCAATGTGTTATTAATCCATGCACTACCATTCCATTTTAATATTTCACCTGCCGTATTACTTGTAATTGTTACGTTAGAATGACTATCTAAGGTGTGTGCTGAAGGAGTAAAGGTAGTTGGTACTCCAGTAAGTTTAGACCAAGCTAATGACGTTATCCAAGTAGGGTTAGATTCTCGTTACTATACGGAGACAGAAGTTAATAATTTGTTTACTACGTTTAACCCAGCTTTACCTACCAATCGAATAGGTATAGGTGTTGCAGGTGTATTGGGTAGCTCAACTGGTCTAACTTGGGAGAGTAACAGATATATAAGCATAACAGAAGGAGGTAATGGTACGGCATGGGGTATAGTTGGCACAAATGGATTTATTCAAGCAGTAAATGGCGATTTAAGGTTAGAGGCAGGAGTAAGTGCTTCATATTTGAATACAATTCAGTCTATTTCGGTGCATAACTTCAATAAGGCTATTAAGTTAAATAATAATTTTGGCACGGCAGGGCAGGTTCTAACAAGCCAAGGTGGTGGCGTGAATACGTGGACAACTATTGCAAGTGGAACGCCTAGCCTAACTAATAATTACATTGGATATGGTATAGGTGGAGTTTTAGGAGGTAATATCAATTTCCAATTCCAAGAAACTAGGTTTATAAAGATAAGCAATAGTGATGGAGGTGCTGCTAATATGGAGATTGGTAGGTTTATAGGCTCTAGCTGGGGATTGTCAGGAGGTAATCACTTTGGAGTGTTTACTTCTGGGGGGTCATTAGTTTTAAACAGTGATAATGACATAAGAATAGGCAATTTATCTGGTTCTGGGCTTCAAATGGTTACAGTAGATAATAACGGAACTTTAGGAAAACAAGCGATTCCAAGTGGTGGGGGTGCAACTACGTTAAATGATACACGAATTGCTTTTGGTAATACGTCTAACGTTTTAAGTAGTTCACCTAATTTTACATATATTCAAGATAGAGCATTAACAATAAAAAGGAATACAGATAATTATTTATTCGCTTTTGGTTATAACCCTAACTTAACAGAAGCCGTTATAACGTCAGAAAATGGCGATAATGGATATGGGGTAGGCATGGCAATTTATGCACCTTCTTTAAAGATAGCACATTTGGGAGGGTCTGGTACTCAAATGGTAACGGTTAATGACGCTGGAATTTTAGGCAAGCAAGCTATTCCAAGCGGTGGCGGAGGTAGTGTATCTTTGCCTTCTCAAGAAATAGGTTTTGGAAATGGAAGTTCTATTGTTTCGAGTTCTAATTTTAAATATGATTCTACCAACAAGCAGTTAATAATATCAGATAGAACTACCAATAGCAATACAAATATAATTAAAATTGAAGGTCAAGATGGTTACGATAGAAATATATTCTTCTCTGAAACTTTAGGGTTGACTGATAATGGAGGATGGATTGGGTATAGGGCTGGAGTTAATGGAAATCAAGACCCAACGATGCTAACTATGCAAGTTATTAATGGGGGTACAATAACTGGGGGTATTACTATTCATAGGCAAAATGGGGCTGTATATGTAGGCAATAACCCTAATAGTTTCACATATAATAGCTCTATATTTTCGGGTAATAAGATGTATGTTGATGGCTCATTGAATACAGAGTCTTTAAAAATAGGGGGTAGAAGAGTCTTAATAGTTTCTGCTAATATAGGAGGTACTTTAAGAGATGTATTATACTTAGAATAATATAATTTAAAATGATAGACAAAAGAGTATTTTTCAAAGAGTATCGGGTAAAGCTCGATAAGAATTTAACGCAAAAAGAAGTATGATAACAACAAAAAAAGCAATCAGTATTTTTGGGAAACCAAACCAAGAAGGGAGTTATTTAGTAACGATAGACTTGCCTTATCCTATGCGTTTAGCTTGGGACAAAAAAACAACAGTAAATAGAATGAGATGTCATTTCTTAGTGGCAGACAATTTTAAGAAAATCTTTGCTGATATTTTAGCTCATTACGGTATTGAAAAAATAAAAGAACTTGGCATAGATTTATTTGGTGGATGCTTTAATTTTAGGGCAATGCGTGGAGGTTCTGACTATTCAAGACATTCTTGGGGGATAGCAATAGATTTAGACCCAGAAAGAAATACGTTGCATGAAACAAAAAGAACGGCAAGATTTGCTAGACCAGAATATAAACCTATGATAGATATATTTTATAAATATGGGTTTGTTTCAATGGGTGTTGAAAAAGACTTTGATTGGATGCACTTTGAGGTTAAAAGTTAATTAATAAAAGAAAAGCGGAATCAGATTTATTAAAGAAGAAGTAACACCACTTTGTCTTATCGAACCAACTACATGAAGACGCTCCGAAGGAGTTGCAGTGCCAATACCAAAATCCATAGAACTAGAAAGTGTCGCTCCATCAGTATTATTAATCCTGAATGATATGGATTGTGTAGAAGTAGCATTTAAATATGTAGCACCAGCATTACTAATTAATAATGCATAATTCCCTACTAAAGTTTGGTCTAAGCTTGTATTGCCAATAACTTGGAAACCACCAGTAAACGGCCAGTTCCCAATTATCATACCTCCAATCCTTGTTGTGCTATTAGGCACATCAAGTTTATAAATAGGTAATGGAGTTCCAATTCCAACATAATTCCCATTATCCAATATTTGGCTATTAACCAATCCTCCCGTAGTATTACTCCACTTCGTTAAATAATTTACAGTACCAGTATTATAAGGCAAATATTGGGTAGTTCCTAAAAGTGTAGTTAAATCCGCTTTTACCACCGCAGTATTCCCTATAACACGACCTTTTGTGTCTAAACTAAACTTACCGAAAACACTCCCTGTGCCTTGCGTTATTGTTGCCAAAGATAACCCAACACCGCCGCCTATTACCGCACCTGTTCCGCCTGTAATTACAAAGTCTGTGCCTGTTATATTTCCAAATGTTAGTGCTGATTGTTTATTATTAAAAGTAGCCCAATCAGTAGAACTTAATACTCCTATTTGTGTTCCACTAGCAGTTGGTAGTGTTCTCTTTGTAAATGTCGTAACATGACCTAAAGTATTGACTTCAATCGTACTAAATACCTCAACATCACTACTTGCTAAACTTATTGCAGTTTGCGTTGGGTGTGTATATAAAGTTTCACTTCCATTAATCCACTTCCCACTTGTAGTATCAAATTTTAAAATTTGACCATTTGTAGGAGAAACAACATTAAAACTTGAAATATAAGACAAGTCCAACGTAGCCCAAATGTCTTGCGTTCCGCTTGTACTTAATACTTGCTTGTTCGTACCTGCAATATTATTGGGTTTTAAAATCGTACCATACTTTAAAGAGCCGTTAAAATAGTTAGAAACTATACTTGAATTGCCTATTGTAACGGTATTATCACCATTACCCTCTGCTCTATTCCCTATAACTATTTCATTTGTTGTGGCTAACTGTAAAGACATTGCCCTATGACCTATATAAACAGAACTTGAATGTTGCCCTCCTGGATAAAAACTACCTACATAAAGAGAACCTGCCATATACCCTATCGCTACATTTTCGCTATACGAATGACCTCCAGATAATGCATTAATACCCAACACAACGTTAAATTGACCAGTTGATATGCTTCCGCCAACTGTTACATTACCAGTCCCAGTAGCTCCACTCTGGTCTGATGGTGCTATTAATATGTTTTGACTTGAACCTGCATTTGTAAAATAAATATCATTAATTAGCACTGAGTTAGCTTTTATCCTAATCTTCTCTATATTATTCCTAATTATAGGTAAATCGAAATTATCAATAGTGCCTATTTTCATTTCGGATGCAACCGTATTCCCTCCATATTCCCAAGCATCTGTGATTCCATATCCACTTAAAGTAGTTGGAACTCCTGTTATTTTAGTCCATGGTAGTGAAGTTATCCAAGTTGGATTTGCATAACTCCCAACTAAAGAAACATAATTTGAGTCTGATTCCGTTTTAGTGTAAGCGTTTGTAATGCCGTACCCACTTAAAGTAGTCGGTGTTCCGCTTGTTATTTTAGCCCATGATAAATTAGGTATATCAGCGGAAACTAACGGTCTGAAACTTGCTACACCATTTGAACCATTCGGAGCAGCATAAACATAATTGGCAGTTCTTACAGTATCTTTCCATGAATTAAAAACAGGGTCAGATTCCGTAGAATTACTAAACTCCGAATAAGTAATATTAGTAGTACCTATCGTTATAGTACTCGAATTAGTATTAATGTACTTGTATCCTGCATAAGTACCTGCATTAACATTAACGATATATCCCCTTATCTCTATGTCTGTATCGCTATCTGTTACCCTATTCCATGCACCTGTGCCTACTACATATATTCCATTTTGCTTTTGGTCTGTTTGACCTATTAATAAAACTCTGTCACCGCTTACCGCAGAATATGTCGAAATAGTTTGCTCTCCACTTAAAGTTATATTACTTAAAGATACCGTTTTTACAGGTGTAGGTAGGTATTTAATAGAGGTAGTAGCAAGTAGTTGACTGTATCTAACTAATTGATTACCTACCGTTGCATCTTCCGCACTTGTAGGTACTTTATCAAACGTGACGATATCCGTAAAATGACCCGTACCCGTAACGTCTAAACGATAAGTAGGAGAAGGTGTATTGATACCTACGTTAGTTCCATTATCGAATATTTGGCTATTTACTAACCCTCCAATTGCATTACTCCATTTAGTTACATAATTAGTAGTTCCAACGCTATAAGGCATTGCGTCTGTAATACCTAACAATGTAGTCAAGTCAGCCTTTACCGCAGCTATTAATTTACCGTTTGCATCTGCTTTTATCAAGTTAGAAACTACACCGCTTTGACGTATTGAACCACTTACGTGTATAGCTTCTAAAGGTACATCTATATTAATACCTAAGTTGCCTCTAAGGTAGTTTTGAGCCGTTCCACCCATATATAAATTCCACCTCCCAGTACCCGAAGCTAATGAGCCTTTAAATGCATAATTAGTAGTTCCACTTATCATACTCGCATCTACTACGAATCCGTTTTGCTCTGTTATCGAACCCGAATAAGTTGCTTGCTCTACGTGAAAATGATTTAAAATAGGTAATGTAAATCCTGAAACAATATTAGGCGAAGAACCATATATAGACGAACGGACACTAGAAGTAGACTGTATTGAGCTTGTTACCCTTGTTCCGTATGTAGTAGTTCCGCCTTCTATGTTTTTAGACATAGATATAAGAGTAGAATTATCAAAGTTACTACCTATTCCTAAATTCCCTGAATCGGAAACTGCTTGTACTGTGCTACCGTTTGTTTGTAATCTAAAAATAAGGCTACCTGCATTTTGCCCTAAAACATCAATTCTAAGTCCAGATACTAAGTTAGTAGCAGTTATAGATAAAATTGGAGCATTACCATACAAATGAAAAAGACCAATAGGTGATGCAGTTCCTATTCCTACCGCCCCGTTTCGGTCTATCGCCAATGCGTTAATTATTCCATTTGACGAATTTCTACTCCTAAATAAATATCCTGAACTTGCTTGTGTTGCCTCAAAATATAAATCCCCAGAACTTCCATTAGTTTTAGGAGAAATACCCAATACCGATGCCGACACCCCAGTTCTCTCTATTCTTAAAATATCTGCTCCCGAATCTTTTAAATGTAGTAAATTACTAGGTGTATTAGTGCCTATACCTATACTCGTTCCATTGCCAAATATTAACGAATCTACAAACGTTGTACCGTTCCATTTTGTAAGGTAATTAGTCGTTAATCCAATCGGTGCGGCTAATGCTCCAATGTCAGATAATATCTGTGTGCCTGTTCTGTATTTTACTAGTCCATTATTTGAAACTAAAAACTTATCTACGTCCGTTGTTTCGTTAGCTAAAACAGATAACTTTAAACCCGTAGATAATAGTTTAATTATCTCTACATTATTTCTAATAAAAGGTAAATCAAAGTCATTTAAAGTCCCTAGTTTTTTCTCTACCGTTAATGTATTTCCTTCTGTACCCCAATAGAATTTATTTACCCATTCCCTAGTCGCATAAGTGCCGTTTTCAGCAGGTTTTATCAAAGTCCAATCTTCGCCAGTAATTTCTGAAACATCTCTAATCGTACCCCCTTCCGCAGCTACTAAATAAAAATATTCTTCAACTACTAAGCTATTACCAATGTTTAACTTGCCATTTGTTCCTGTTATCTTGGTTAGGTTCTTTAGTATCTTATTTAAACCAGTATAATTACCTTCTTTATATATGTTTTGGTCTGTATTGTAATCCGTAATAATATTCAATGGCTTAGAGGTTGTTACTACCTTATAATCTCCTTCGTCTGTTCTTTGAATTATATCCGAGTTAGAATCCTTAACCTCGATTAAACTAAACTTGTGTTGGTTCGTTTTTACGTTATATTCGTAGTCGTAAACTCTTAATATTTTGCCATTATAAGTAAATACTTGTGTACTATTAAAATTACCTATCATAGTTACATCTAAGCGATATAATCTACTGTCGTTTTGTCTTAGATAGTCCGCAGCTAAATAAGTAATCCAATCAAGAATTTCGCTTCCTCCACGTTTCCTAAATCCGTTTATAGGCGTAGTACTTGAACTTGTGTGAAATAATGAACCATACGCAAAAGGATAAACATCATTGTAGATTGCTGACGTTATCGTGTCTCCTGATTCTCTATCTGGCTTCTTTACTGTCAAATATTCATATTTACCCCCTTCTATAAAATTATCATCTTTTGCGAGCCAAATAGCAACGCCTAAAGCATAGTATTTTACAAAGTAACTATATCCTAACCCAATCTCCTCCGATGTGCTTTCCCCTATCTTCTTTCTTGCACCTCTGTATATCCTTATTCTTACTTCAAATTCTGTCGGTTCTTCTTCATAATATCTGTCTACCTCTAAAGCCCTATATTTAAAAATCTGCTGCCTATTAACGTAAGGTGCAGGTACTTCTATTTCCTCTACTTTATTGTTGCCAGTAACATAAAACGCTTCCGTGGTAGACCACCCTTCTTGGGTGTACCATAATGTAGTTTCCGTATATGTTGGAGCAGTAAATGGACCAGTTTGAGTAGGAACTGTTTTTATTTGATTTAACTCTTGAAACTTAACCTTAATTTGTAATCTATGTCCTTCAATACCAGTACCAAAGTCAGCATCTAAACTTATTTTTAGCCTTTCGTCTTCGTCATGAGTGGTAACTAAGTTCCTATCTGCAAAAGGTAACTTTCCGAACGGATTCCAAGTGAACGGGGTTGATTCCATCCATTCAGTATCACTAGAAGGTGGTGAAGGTGTACCATAAACAGAACCATCTATTTTTACATAATATGGTTCGTCTTGTGTGCCGTATCCCCCTATCGTTTTACTGCTAAAAGAGTTTTCATTTGTCCACCCTAAAATATCATCTCCTACGGCTTCAAATACTCCATTCGTGATACTATTCCGAACAGATTTAATTTCTTTATTTATCTTAATGTTTTTCTTAGAAAAGAACCTACCCTCTGACCCATTTCTAAGGATTACACTATTATCTAAAGGTGTAGGGCTAACACTAACAACATTAGAACTTAAGAATGAACTTGCACTATAATTAGTTATACGCCTTTCTGATTGAATATAAGACCTTGAATAATCAATTACCCATTTCTTATTGTCAAAAACGAAATCAAAGTTGCCAGCTAAAATAGTTTCTAAGGCTTCGTAACATGACATCAATGTATTAATTCCTGTTTTGAAGGTTTCTGCATCAATGTATTGTGATAAAAAATCCTCATTCGTACTTACTTGTGTGCCATCTACAAAAACACTAATATCTACACGTGATTCATATTGGAAAGCATTAGGTTGAAACAGCTGTAACATACATAAATGTATTGCCGTTTGTACTGTCATTTTACCCGACAAAAATGCACCGTTTGTATTTCTAAATTCTTTATTTTTTAATTCCTTTATTCCTGATTCGCCACTCAATGTAATAGCATAATATCCATCTCCTTCGTAAGGGCTTCCAGATTCAAAAGGGCTTATAACTCCAACGTGGCATAAAACTTCATCCTCATAATACTTAAACCAAACATCTCCGTATTGTTCGTGGTCGAAACTTGACATCGTCACATCTGCCGTAGAAATGATCTCAATCTTGTAGTATGTGTCTATTATACCTTTTAAAGCCGTAGATGAGTTAGTTCTGTCTTGTTCTACCACAAAAGGGTTTCCGCTCCCCTTTAACTCGATTACATCGCCTGTCGCACCTTCTATATAGATTTCCACTAGGCATTCTTTGCCGTAATTAGTATTAAAAGGTATAATATATTTTTTTGCCATTCTATTATTTTCTATTTATACAAAAATACTAATTTTTAATTATATTTTCTTGATTGACTATCTGTATAGCCCTTTAAAGCACCATTTGCAAATCTAATCTCCATTGTTCTATTAAGTGCAGCACCATCGCTCCTAAAGTTGTTATACGCATTAACTGAACCGCTTGAAGTTGAAACATTACCAGACGAACTACTTAATGCCATACCTCCGCCTTTCATAGCTGCACCTGCTGCAAATAACCCAACCGCCCCAGCAACTTGACCACTAAATGAGCCAACCCCTGCAATATTAGCCAATGCCCATGCCGTAATAATTGGTGTTGCCATTGCCATAAACATAGAACCCATAGAAGAAAGAAATTGACCCACAATACCCTTCCAATCAAATTTTACATCTTGGTCGAATATACTTTGAAACCCATTTGTCAATAAGTCACCTATACTATTAATCCCGACTGAAAAAGATTCTTTTAAATATCCAATTATTGATTCGCCTGACATTCCAAACTTTTCCCCAAAACTATTCCATGAATCTTGGGCGTTATTACTTAATTTTGCAAACATTTCTGTTATTCTGTTACCTAAAGAATCAGCAGCTTTTTGTAATCTATCACCTGCTTTTTGCATTAAATCAAAATACCCAACCCCTCCAAGTTCATCCATTAACCCAGTAGCAACGCCTTTATTTTCTTTTGAAAGACCGCTAGGATTAAAAGCTAAAGATTGAATTGGTGAAACATTGCCTATTTTGTCGCCTTTTATTCTTGCCGTTTCGTCTTGTAACGTCTTTATCCTATCTAACGTTTGCTGCGTCTCTATACCTAATAAAGACATTTGCATTGTGTCTTCTTTTAATGCTTTACCTAGTGGAGTTTTACCTCCCCCACCGCTACCGCCTAACCCATCAAGGCTAAGTAAACTCTTGACATTACTAAACGTCTTTGTGAACTCATTTTTAAATCCTTGAACACCATCTTTTGAATCGCTCGCCCATCGTGAAACATTTTTAAACCCCGCTGCCATATCGCCAAAGGCTGTTTTAGCGTCTATAACTCCTAAAGCAACTAAAGCACCTCCTAAGTTAGTTTTGAACTTTAAAAAACTCATTTCAAAGTCATAAAAGAACTTCCTAACTTTCTCCCAATTGTTTAAAACATAAATAGCCGTAGCACCCATAGCAGCGGCAAACAATCCAACAGGCGTAACTAAAAAAGCTAACTTACTTCCAAGTTCAACTACTTTACCTATTACCATTAATATAGGTCCAGTAGCGGCTGCTATTCCTGCGACTATTAATATTGCTTTTTTTGCCCCATCTCCCAAAGAACCAAAAGCTATGATAAGGTTATTTATATATGTTATTCCTTTTGTAAAGTAAGGCAAAATTATTGCACCAAAAGAACTCCCTATTTCTTTTAAACTTTCGCCAAAAATACGCATTTGGTTAGCAGCCCCTCCGCCAGTTCTTGCAAAATCTCCCTGTGCATTTTTAGTATTATCTAAAATGTAATTATATCTTAATAGTACTTTTTCTCCTTGTGTTAATTGGTCTGTATTACCCTTAAATCCTTGGCTTAGTGCATACGCTTTTAAATTAGCGTCTGTCATCACTATTCCAAGCATCTTTAACGATTCCGTTTCGCCAGTAAAAATACCATTTAAAGCCGTTTTTGATTGGTCTAAGCTAATATTTTTAAAAGACGCTAAATCAGCACCTAACCCAACTAATGAAGTAGACATTTGAGCCGCTTGGTCTTGGGTTAGACCCATAGATGTAGCCATATCCCCATAACCTGCCGCCATGTCCATAGCAGAACCTTTTGCTATGCCGAAACTTGTAAGTGATTTAGATGCAAACTTCTTCACCATATCGGAAGACTTGCCAAAAGCTACATCTACTTTATTTGTGGCTTCTTCAGCATCAGAACTTAGCTTAATCATTTGCTTTGCTGCTAATATCAAAGGTGCTGTAATGCCCACTGTCATTAAAGTGCCTATATTGCTCAACTTAGCGCCGAATCCCTCAAATTGCTTTGTAGCCTTATCTAACCCACTTTGCAACTCTTTTAAATCTACACCTATACCTACCGTTAATTCTGCTGCCATTATTTTTGTACTAATTTTTGAAATAGTGCTATGCTTGCACTTTCATCTTCTATAACCTCACTATCTAAAATTAAAGGAACTATCTCTTTTGCCGACTTAGATTTACAATAAGGGCTCGTATTGTGAACCATTGTCATTATTTCCCTTGTGTGCAACCACTTTAATTCCTCCCTCCTTCTAAATCCCTCCGATAACATAAAAAACTCGAACAAAGTAAGTTCTAATATATCCCTTTCCTTTAATTCGAGTTCTCCATAACAAAATAATAAAATATCAAAATGTGTTCTTTTTTCTACTACACCGCCGCTTCCGTTTTTTTTTGTTCAACATTTTCAAACCCTCCGTATAATGCAGTTTGGAACTTCTTAATATTGTCATCATTTAATAGTCCATATGCATCTAAGGTCAAAGAAACTTCTTCCTCTGTAAGTTCTATTCCTGTCTTCTTAAAGGTATTATACGATTTTACAGAAAAATAAATAAGAGAAACTATATTAGACATCTGTACGCCTAAATCATTATCCCCTGTTAAAGATTTTTCTGAGTCGTTAAATTTAATATCTTTATGTTTGCAATACGCTAATATTGCAGTCATGCCAAATAAACAACTTAATCTTATTTCACCTTCACTATCTTTAAATTCTACTAATCCCTTCATATTATAGTTAATTGTTTATGTTTATTTTTTTATGGTGCTAACGTGCCTATTGTCGGTGCTCCTGTAAATTCTACGTCACAACTCCACGTGGCTGCTTCATTATTACCAAAAGTCAAAGGTAATGACGTAATATAGCCACCCCAAGCATAAGTAGCGTCTCCTGTTGTTGCTGTTTTAAACTTAAATGTTAGCAACGTTTCAGAAGTAAAAGCCGTAGTTAATGCCGCTACTTGATTAGTCGCAGAATAATCAACTTTCCCACTAATAGAAGCAGACCCAGACTTCAACCCTGGCAGAACTTCTTTCCAACCGTTTGAATCTTTTGTTGTAATATCTATCGTTTCACCCGAGAAGCTAATTTCGCAGCTATCTACGTGGGCTATTAAAGTATCTACCGATGAAACAGTAGTATATACTTTCATGTTTTTTGCATTGAATCTTCCAGATGCCATAACTCTATATTTATTTTATTTTTGAAAAAACTTATTATTAATAATTGCTACCGTTCTATATGTACTACCATAATCGTTATCAGAAAAACCATCAAAACAATTAACTAACTCAAAACTCACTACATCAAAACTATCCGTAGTTAAATTAATAGTTGCCGTGTCTGGGTGTAGTTCTGTTAGTATCATATTCATTATCTCGTCAGCTTGTTTACGACCCCCTACTCCTGATATGTATTCAGTATTAACTTCTACGTTTACAGTCGCAGTAGCACCAAATCCATCTTTAGTGTTTAAATCATTTGTTTGCGTATATGAGCCTAAAATAATAAAAGGTTTAGGAGAGTTTAAAGGGGCTTCCGTATCATAAACAGAAACTACATTACCACCGTAAGTGATATTGCCAGTTAATGTAGTATAATACGCTTTTCGCAACTCAAACCCTCCAAACTTCATAATTTCATTTCCTTTATAATCTTTCTTAACTTATTTCTAAATATCGGAACTTCGCTCGCCCAACTTGGTATTAGATACGGCTGTGGCTTCATTGTACCTTTGCCGTTTACATAAAAACTCATCGCAATTTCCTCAAATCCTTTTGGTACTTTAGTAAATTGACCTGTTCCAAACTCTACATAAGGGGCATATTCTTTATTCGCCGAAACCTCCGCCAATAACCCTTCTTTTTTTATCTCTAATGCTATCGACTGTTTTAACTTACCAAGATTAACAGGTACTTTTAAAATAGCTTTTAGCTTTATACTAGACCCACTTTCAGCAACGGCAAACTTTACTTTATTATTCGCCTTTTGATTTTGCTCCCTTAACTTCTGTTTCAGTTCGTTTAGCCCCCTTATCGTCACCTTTGCCATCAGCTAATTTGTTTTTTATCCAATCATTACCAATACTATCAATCACTTCAATCTCTTGACCTTCCATAATTGAGCCGTACTTGTTTGATTCTATATTTCTTAAAGCTATTACTTTCATTTTGTTGCTATTCTAAGTTTTAAAATCTTCCCCCTATTGTCAATGTCTTCAATAAACAGAATCCTATATGTCTTATTATTATATTTAACTAAATAGTCCGTTTGTGGCATCTGTTCAAACCTAATCATAACGTCTAAAACTTCTTGGAATATCTGAATCCCATCTCCGTTAAATTTAGCCCTTCCATTTGGCTTTATGCTTGCTAACTGACTAAAAACTAAACTTTCTGTTGTCGTAAAACCACCTGCTCCATCCGATGTCTTGTTTACTATATAAAAAGTAATTTTATCTCTTAAATCACCAAAATTCAAACTTACATCAGCCATGAATCTCTATATTTTAATGCCGTATTTCTCCAGTTATTTGGAAGTAAGCCAACATTGTTAGCCTTTATTCCTGTTCTAAATTCAAAGTCTTCACAAACTGCCTTTATTACACATAATTGTAAATCGTTTGGTAATTCTTCATAGCCTGATTCATACGTAATTATTACTTCTGAATCACTTGTTAAGTTCACTCTTGGGTTATCTCCTTTCCCTAACGTATAGCTTACTTCTATAACATTAGCATCTACTACACTTGTAACGCTTGTAACAGGTGTAATTGGTAGCTTTAAGTACTCATTTACACTATCGTAATAAGCTATTACAGTTTTACTTACTAAAGACTTCTTGGTGTATTTTTCAACCTCTTCACGGCTCGATTTTAATAGGAATACTAACAACTCATCGTGTATGTCAGTACTTATGCCTAGATAGCGTTTTACATCGGATAATTCAATTAATTCTGACCCAGTTTCAGTTGTTGTAACACTATTTAGAATCGTCCTTATCATTTTCTTTTTTTAATTTTAGTTCTTTTGTTCGAACTTTAACTTCTTTTTCTAATTGTTTAGTGATATATCCTTCTGCTATTAATTCCTTAGCAATTTTGTCTTTGAAATTAGCTTTTTCTCCGACCTTGTATTGATTAAAATCTTTTAATATTTCGTACATAGTATTTTAATTTAAAAGGGGGAGTATTTCATCCCCCTTATATTAATTATGGTGTTTCTAAAAGAGCCTTAGCAGTCGAGAATACGCCTTTAACAATTACAGGTGTATCGTTTGCAGATACGAACTGAACTAATCTTTGCTCAACAAGAATAGTCTTTTTGTTTTGCGTAAAATCATTGCCATCTCTTCCAATTTGAATTGATAGACCTTCTCTAAACAATACGTTTGCCACCGAAGTATCACCTCCGATAAACTCACCAGCAGTTACAGCAGTAGTAGAGATTACTTTCATCCCATAAATAGTCATTTCGCCTGTGAAATCTGTGTATTGCTTGTAAAGTGGCTCGCCTGATGTAGACTTCAACGTTTTCATTTTAGCAATAGTAGAAGGGTGAACAAAAACAGCCGTTGGGATGCCATTTGCTACTTCTACTTGCAACGCCATAGCGTTAAGTACATCAAACTCATTAGCACTATCTACCAATCCTGCCAATGCCCCTGCCGAAAACGTGGTCGCATAAGTTTTTAAACCAGTTAAATTGTCGCCTGTACCATCACCAACTAATAGTTGATTTTCAGTAGCAACGGCAGTTCTTTTTAATAAGTTGTTTTGGATATATGAAGCCAATTGACCTGCATCTGCTAACATCTCAGTAGTTACTTTACCATGTACGGCAATTTTACCTACTGGCTTAGTTTTCTCTACATACTTAACAGAAACTTGAGTTTTAGTATCTCCTTCACCTATGAAGATTGGAGTACCTTGCTCGTCTGTCTCCTCAATCCACATCGCATACTTGCCTTGTGTAGAACCAACTGAAACATTGGCAAGATACTTTTCTTGTCTCTGTCTAATAGTTGAGATTATACCTGTGTTTTGTGTAATCGTATTTACAGTTGAGCCAGTTTCGAGAGTGGTATCTAAACCCATTGTTACTGCTGCTTTCAAAAACAAAGGTTCTGTTTGCTTTCCTTCTGATTTTACTATTTTCTCAATAGCATCTTTTTGCTCGTTAATAGCGTTTAAGATAGCCTGCTTAATAGAAACTGATTCTTTTTGTTTCAATTCACTTTGGCTTTTAAGTTTCAACTCCAATGCATCTACTTGCTTTGCAATAGCATCTTTAAATCCGTTAAACTCTTCTTTGTCTGCAGACTTCTCAATTCTTTCGATAAGTTCTACCGCCTTAGCTTCAATCTTAGCGTCTGATTCAGTAGTGGCGTCTCCTTTGGCTTTATCTGCCAATCCTTTTACTTTTTCAAGTAAATCGTTTTTTAGTACTTCTAATTCTTTTTCCATTATAAATTATTTTTTAAATCTTTTAAAAAGTTTATTAATTGCTCATTTTTAGATTTCTCAACTTCCAACGGCTCTACTACATTAGTGGGTGGAGTGTTTTTTATAGTTTCAATCTCTTCAATGATAAATGATTCTAACATTTTATACTGTATCTCAATCAAAGCGAACATCTCGTCTGTGAATGTTCCTTTTTTTAATGCCTTTGTGATTTTACCGAAATGGTCTAAAGCACCTTTTATGTTATTATCATACATCCCTTTATAAAGTGACTTCATTTCTAAAGTTGGCGTTTCTGGATTCGCACCCCAAACTACCGTACTACCTTCATACAATTTAGCTTCGTAAATAGTAGTGTAATTAGTGCCATCTTCTAACTCTTTCATCTCCCACTTCCCTTTAGGAACTGAAAACATTACTGAGTGTTGACTTATTAAGCCCGATTCATATAACTTTACTATATCGTTGCCATGATTAGTATCTACGATTGTAGATGTCATTTTAAGACCAAAAGAATCTTCTTCAAAACTAGGCTTAGATAAAACAAATTCTGGCGAAGGTCTATGATTAGATAAGTGAAACAGTTCATTTGTTCCACCTTTACCTCTTGCGTTAATTGATGCCTTATAGCACCCTTGCATCATCATGTCACCATCTAGGTCTATGTTGCCAAATTTTGACACATAGGCTACTATGGTGCGTCCTGATACGTCTAAAATCTCACTCCCTATACCTTTGGTTTTCATATTTCGTGCTTTCGTAGTAGAAAAATAATATAAATATACCCTTTAGTATTGCTTTTGTCGTTTGTGTTGTTTAGATTTGCAATACATATATTTATATTTGCAAAATGGAGTTGAAAGTTTATGAATTACAAGTAGTAACGTTTAAGACCCTACCTGAAATATTAAAGGTAAGCGGAAGAACTGCGAGTACATTTATAAAGAATACGAGGAAGTGTTATAATAAACCTACTGGGGCTATTACATTAGGACAGGTATTAAAAGCTAATAATTTAGAAAAGTAAATATTAAAAACTAAACAAGTCTGCCAATAATAATTGGCTTAAAAACAACTTTAAACTACTTAGGATAGTTTTTTTAGGTTGTGGCGTATCAAATATAACTTCTTCCTCTTTTGGTTCAATAGGGATATAATGCACGCTGCATCTGCAATTCACAAGATTAGACGCACTTGCTCCATGACTAGAATCTCCAGGATACTCTAGATCTTCACCTCCGATAATAAACAGTTCTTTCTTTGGTATTGGCTTCATACCCAACATTGCTCCATGTTCGGGTCTTTCTCTACCATCTAACCTAGGTATCCAAATCTTGTTTTGCTCAAATGGGATATTATCAGAAAGTATCTTCGTGGCTTCACTACTTGCGGATGTTGTTTCTGTGCGGCTTATTCTTAAAGCCCTCATTTTACTAATCCTACCTTTTGTGACGTTTGAAATATCACGGGCTATCTGTACTTCTGATTTATTATCTGCTAATCCTTTTGTAATTGTGTCTTTAATTAACTTCTTAGTATAATCACTTACACCTACTACATTTTCAGCCAACGCCATTTTATCCGCAATATCAGAAACGTGTTTTATTAACTCCGCATTTCTAAAACCTATATTAATATTATCAATAGCTTCAACTTTAGAAAACCTACCTTGCACGGCTTTAATTTGTATTTTAGTGCTATCTACTAAGGCAATAGAAATAGCAGCCTTGTAGAACCTAAAATAAGCGTCTTTTATTATTTCCGAATCTACTAATGAATCTATGTTTATATTTGTAGAATACCCACCGTATATATTAAAGTATGGGAGTACCTTAGATGCTGATTTTTGTAAAGCTAAAAGAAAAAGCCTATAACCTTTCTTTTCAATCTTACTCAACATCTTTTGATATTCTTTCCCTAATAATATAGTTTCATTTCGTGTCATAGGTTGCTATTACCTG